CTTTCTGGCAACATCTCTCCTGTTTGAACAGCCTCTTGCATTGCTTTTTGTTGCTCTAATAATTCAACTTGCATTTCAGCTTGCATTTCTTGTATTCTAACTTGTACCTGTTGTTGTATCTGAGCTAATTGTTCTTTATTTGGAGGTATTCTATAAAAGACATTCATATATGCAATTTTAACTTTCTCATACATTTCAAAAAATTCTACAATTTCATCATGATCACCAGTTTCAGTATTTATTGATTCATTGCCACTAATATCTTTATAATGAAAATCTTTTCGTAAAACTCCACCAGATTTTTCAGAATAATAATCTTCATTATGTTGCTGTCCACTCGCCTTTTTAATCTTAGATTCAAATTGTGGATATAACTTTATAAGATGTTGTTTTGGTAGTAACTTTCTAATTAGAATGTAAGAGGCATCACGAAACATAATATCTCTAGACTTAGGGTCTACAAATACATCGAAAGGATCAGGCTGTTCAATTTTAACTTCACCCATTCCTTGGTCAGCATCTTGATCAACAGTGATTAATAAATACCCTATAGATTTTGTAATTGCATCATTAACGGCATTAGCATATTTACATGAACCATCAGATTGTGCCCATATATAATCTGCTAAATCAGAAAATACTGCAGCAGCATCTACATCAGAACCTTCAACACCAATTGCTTGCCATCTAGGATTTTGAGCTGTGGCATAAAAATTCAACATCTCTACAACAGGTAAAATTCTATTGATAGTAAATGTAGGCATTCCTTGTTCCTCTAAATGAATTCTTTCTTTTTCAGACAATTGATTATCATTAGAGAAATCATAACCTTTTTGATTAATATACTCCCATTGAGCACGTGATGCAGTGCGAGCTTTATTATAAATTTGTTTTATTCTTTCAGCTTTTTTATCTTTTCTTTTAGCCATTATCCTCTTCCTCTTCGTTATTATTGTCATTTGTTGGATCATTCTCTCGTTGAGAAGGAATCTCTATTGTTAAATCATCTAATGTAAATATATCAGGCATTATGTTGCCTGGAAAAATTTCTTCATTGCAAAAAATATACATATTATAATAATTATACTAGCTAGATCTATATAATGATTACCACTATCACTCTCTATATTGCCCATAGGAGTTTCTATGCGCATCTTCTTAGGTTGCTTTTGTAACTCAATTAAAGGTTTAGGTTGATTTAATGTATCTTTAACTACCATATTAAAGCTCTATAATAATATATTCTACATTAGTACCAGTACCACTAGCCTTTGCATATACTGCAGTAGTAGTCTGAAATACACAGGATTCACCCGCAGATACTTTAACTGCATATTCTGCATCATCATCTCCATCACTAGAAGTCACTTCTACCGTTCCAAGTTCTACATAATTAGATGCATGTAAATTTTTAACAAACACCCATCCTGGATTATCTAAAGCATCTGCTTCTACTAACACCTCTGCAGTAGTAGATATTTCTTGGACTGAATGAGTCATAGCGTCACCAGTCATATCTACTTTAAAACTTTCCGACCTAGATACGTTCATACCACCTTTGGCGGCAGATATACTTATACTTACTTCAATTTCATTAGCCATATTGCTCCTCCTCTAATCCTAAGTCTTCCATCATGTCACCAATATCTTTAGAATTTTGTTTAATTAATTCAAAACTAAAATCAGGATCTTTCATTACATCTTTCACGAATCTCCACCTTGCACCATCTGTGCCAGGATTATACTTTCCATCAATTTCTCCATCATAATGACCTGTAGTTGACAAAACCTGTTGAACAACTGCTACTTGAGTTTTATCATCTACATCAACACCACTAGGGCCACTACTAATTAAAGGCCAATATTCTAATAATCTTGATATAACTTGTTTTCTTTCTGGACTTCCTTTTTCCATATCTACTCCTGTTGTTTATATGTAGTCATTGACTCATCAAATGCTGCTGTACTAGTTCCCTTTTTTTTATGATGATCTAACCACCACTGAGCTGTATCAGTACCAATATCTGAGAAATCAATTCCTTCCTCTAATTTATCAGCTAAAAATAAAACTTTCTGTTGCATTTCAGTTAATTGACTAAAATCTATATCAATTATATTACCAGAAGCATCTGATGCCCTTCTTGAGCCATGCCTTGTAGGTAAATAATCTTCCATAAATGGTAATACTTCTTCAACATGTACACCTTCTACAGTCGTACCATAAGCATCTACATGTGCAATAGTTCCGCCTAACCAGTTATACAATCTATTCAATGCAACTCGAGCAGCACCACTCGCATCAGGATGTGTATCAGATTCACGCAATTCATATTGATATAAACCCCTTCCTGGTCCTTGCTTAAATATGTACTTTCCCTCCTCATCTCTCATTTTAATTCGATTTCCCTGCTTATCTAAAGCATAATTACCTTGAGGATCAGTTTGAAATTGATGACTCAATTGAATTTCATCTACATCTCTTCTGCTTTCATGCCATGCTATTTTATCCATAGCTAATTCAATAGCCTTAGCATCTATACCTCCTAATTCTGCAGCTTGCGATAATAATAATTTATACATCGCTTGTGGAGTATTTTTATTATAGATTTCTGCTTCTGGATCACCATATAGATTTAATGTATCTACTTTAGCTAACATATCAAAAACATCATCTGTTATTGGTCCTTTCATATTATGCAACCACCCAACTTTTAGGGCTTGGTTTCTTTTTATACCAATCCCCTTCTTTATTTTGTTTAAAGGACTTAATAGGATGAGCATACTTGCAAGCATAAGCCAAAGCATCAATCGTATCATCATGACCCATCCTTGGTCCAAATGTAAAAATTTCATGTTGAAGATCATACATATCTTTCTTAATATGTACACCCCCTATTGAGAATCTTTGTGCCAAAATTTCTTGTATCCTATCACGTTTCGACATGCGATTCCCAGGTTTCTCAGCTGCGTACTTAATAGAGAAATTATTTCTCCTACGCATCTCCGCATTAATTGCCTGAAATACTGGCTTTGACATCGTAGTATCTTCAATGCAAAATAAATCTGGTCTGTAAATTTTATTGTAATCAAAGATATAATCCACAATACCTTTTCTATTATCGCCAGGAATACCAAGCACAGGTAATGACCTCCTGCGTAAATACTCAAGAACGTAAACATTATTATTGACATCAACCCCAACAAAAATAAGAACACTGAAATCACTATCCCTACGAGCGGAATCAGTAGCGGGGTCAATACCTGCAAATACACTGATTGGTTTGACATCGCCTTCTTTAGTATGAATAAAAGAAAGCTCAGCTTCTTCATCATAAATATAATCTCCCTCCCAATATTTAACATGATTCCTAGTAAATATAGAATCTTCTTCATTTTGAACTTCCATCATATATTCTTGATAGAATTTCTGTGGCTGACCTGAATCAGCATAAAACTTTTTCTTTCTCTCCATCTCTTTTTTGCCAAACCATCCAGGCCAAAGTGATGTTCCATCTGGCTGAATAGCCTTATAAGTTATAACATCCCAGCTATATTTTTCACCCATTTTTTTATTTTTCTCATATCCATTAAGAATGTTGGTAATAAAAGCATCAAAATGAACGGGAGTACCATTGATACGTAAACGGCCAGTACTAGGTTCGAGAGCAGGGAATACAACAGCCGTAACAAGATTGGCAATTTTACTTCTAGACTCAGGCGTAACGGTATTGTTTTCGTCTTCAAAATCGTCAAGCACGATAAGATCGTATCGTTTGTGGAGTTTAGCTCCTCCCCTAATTCCTGACAAATTGGATTTACTAATGAGCTTACAGCCGTTCTTAAGTTCGATATCATCTTCTGTCCACTTCCTTCCTTTAAGGTCACCAAAATAATATGTGAATCTGTCATTATATTCTAAGTGATATTTTACATAATCTAAATTTGGTACAGATATTTTACTAGATGCAGCTACCCATCCATAGAACAATGGTTCCTCAGTGAAAACAAAATCATGCAATATAGAGCACTTAGTCAATACCGTCTTACCATGACCTCTAGGTAAGATAACAGCTAATTGTCTTTTACTTAAATCGTTTAGCATATCTGCCACTTCATAATGAAAAAACGGAGTTTCACTCCGCATAAAATCGTCTGGTAAAAATAACTTCCCGAATGCTATTAAATCATTCTTTGCCATCAATAACTGTTCTTCCATATCA